GTCAAGTAGTATCAAAAATCTACGACAAATATCTCAAACTCTTTCTTTATCAAATCGATTGGATCGAGATGAATTGCAGTTGCAACAAAAACAAAAAAAGATATCTGCTCAAAGTATGTCATCAACGACGGCACAAACTCTTGACAGATATCAAGAAGGATACGTTCAAGGAACTGTTGAAGGAGTACAGACTGGATTTAATCAAGGATTTACCAAAGGAATGGAATATGGTCAGTCAAGTGTATTGGAAGACATTATTAGTTCATTATCTGGCAAATCTCCAGCTTTGATCGCAACCGTCTTGGGTGCTCTTGGATTGGAAATGTTGTCAAATTATATTGAACCAGAAATTACTCCTATGGGGCCAGGTCAACCAATGCAAGGAACATTGGTAACAGGTTATGGAGGAGGAACGCCATTTCACGTTGATACTCGTTTCGCAAGAGATTTACCAGTGGAACAACAAGTGATGATCTTTGACAGTATGGCACAACAACTCAAGGCTGAAGGAAGAGTTGCCGAAATGGGTCAAGCTGGTGGTGTATCAGGGCAAAGATATCCTGTTGACGGAACAATGAAAGAGAAAATTGATTTTCTAAAACGAGCTCAACAGGGGCATCATACTCAAAGAGGTATGGCTGCGATGGATTACTTTATTCCAAAAGAAAGTGAAACACGTTTTGGAAAAAGTGCTGAGTATGCACCAATTCCTGCTCCCACTGTACCTGGTTATAAAGTTCAATATTGGAAAAGTGGGCAGATGGCTGGTTATGATATTATTGATGAAAAAACTGGAAGAGTTGTTGGTAGAACGTTACACGGAGATCCAAAGTTATCAACACTAAAACCAGCGAATCAACAAACATTTCCAACTGCCCCTACAAAAATTATAGAAGAAAGTATTATAGAACCAGCAAAGAAAGATAAAAAAGTTTCTGCATTGATGCAAGATATGGAACCCACAAAAGGAGTTTTGGTTGCATATCAACCAATTCAATCACAAACTGTGGTAAATAATCAAATGCAGAATGGTGGCGGAGGTGCAACTTTTGTAACTGGTGTGCCTACAGATAATCGCATCATAACTCTTGCTAAGAGCATATCCTAATGGAAAATAAATTTAAAATCAAAGAACTTAAACTTGTACCAACAACAGGGTCTTCTCTGAAACAAGAATGGAGTTTGCTTCGTGGTGGCCCTATCATTTCGTATTACGAGAATATTAGAACACCAGCAATCACAATGTCATTGACGTTTGTCGATGCTGATGGTGTGATCAGTAATGAAGGAATTACTGGTGGTGAGTATATTCAAATGGAGATTGATTTTAAAGAATTGGGTATATTTAAGATTGATGCATCACAACATCGAATGATGGTTAATTCAATTGGAAATGTGAATACAAAATCAAGTAGACAAACTGCAACATTAGAAGCTATTTCTGTCGAGAGTATTGTTAATGAAACGGTTCGTGTGTCTAAGAAGTTTGATGCAACAATCGATCAAACTGTAAGAAGGTTATTGGTATCAGAGGAAAAAGGTGTTAAAACATCTAAACGATTGGATAGTGAATCTGTTGCAAACAAGTACAGTTTTGTTGGAAATCAAAAAAGACCAATCGATATTATTCAATGGCTATGCCCTAAAGCAAGTGCATCTGGAACAAGTTTTGGATTTTTATTTTTTGAAACTTTGGATGGATATGTGTTTAAATCCATTGATACTCTTTTTAATCAACCAGTATCGCAAACTTATACCAAATCCGAAATTGCTTCGAGTAGTGACTTTCGTATCTTGGATGATCAAGTCAATAAGAACACTGACATTGGATTATCAATGCGAATGGGAATGTATGCAAATAAGACATTGTATATGAATATGAAAGATGCTTCAAGAGAAGTTGTTGATTTTAAAATCACTGAACTTGGATTACAAAATGCACCAAAAGCACCATTGAATTTGGATACAAAACCAACAAGATTGATGTTTAGAATGTTGGATGTGGGTGCATTGCAAAAAGATGCGAAACTTTCCGAAATACAAAAACCACAAGATCTTGCCAAATATCAAAACAGATCTTATGCTCGGAATAATCTGATCTTCTCACAATCACTCAATGTTATGGTTCCTTGTAATCCAAATTTGAGAGCGGGTCAGACAGTTGAAATCAAACTTCCTTTACCAACTTCGGATCAAAAAACAAAACGATATGGTGATGGAAAAAAAGATATTAGTGGAAAATATTTAATATCAGAACTCAAACACGAAATAGGAAACAACAAAGCGTATACTCAACTTTCTTTGATACGCAATACGTTTACTGCTTAAATATAGTATAGAGGTACAAAAAAATGGAAAACATCGAAGCACACATTAAGAAAGATAAGGAAATTCTTGATGATCCGACACTTTCTCCTCAAATGCGGCGTCACACTGAAGAGGAATTAAAAGAGTTACAAGCTTATCAAGAACGTCACCCAGATAATTCACACGATCCAACACCATTAGAACTTTACTGTGATGCACATCCTGATGCTGCAGAATGTAAAGTATATGATGATTAATTGAAATGCAAGAATTATCGTCTGTAAGAAATTTCTTTGGTAAAGATCAATTAATTTGGTGGATCGGTCAAGTTACTGATCCTTCCAAAGGAAAGTGGAAAACTGCCACAGAAAGACAAAGAACGGAAGATGGTCAAGAGATTTATTCTCATCGTGTTCGAGTTCGTATCATTGGATATCACGATTGTGAAGAAGATTTACCTGATGAAGATCTTCCTCTCGCTCACGTTCTTTTACCACCAAATAGAAGTGTAACCGCTGGTCAAGGAGAGTTATCCAACTATCAAGGTGGTGAAGTTGTCATTGGATTTTTCTTGGATGGAGACGATGCCCAACAACCAGTAGTTTTTGGAACATTATTCAAACAGACATATCAGAAAGATACTCTGAAACAGAATGAGTATTCTTCGAAGAGATCAACGTGTTTTCAACCTTGGACACCTCCTCAACCAATTCTTGGAAAACATCAAATCGTTGAAGAGAAAGTCAAAGAAGGAAATAGAACTCACTCATCAGATACTACAAAAGATCAGAAAACAGTTGCAAGTAAACAGAAAAGTGTTTCTGAGGACAATGAATTAACTTTACCAAGCCCTTGTGAAGATACAGAGATTGGTAGAATTCAAAAGTTTATGATTGACTTTATTGAAAGGTTGAATGGATATCAAAAGATTCTTGATGTCTACGTTGACCCCATAATGGGTAAAATTGTCAACATCAATGAAGATTTAAAAACGACGGCAGGAAAAATATTTGATACAATGACGAATTTAATTCGTCGTGCTCGTGCTTGGTTAATTCAAGAAATTCATCAAAAGTTATCCAAGTTATTAGGAACAACAACACCAAAACCATTAGAACCTTACACTGGGAAATCCGTACAGACCTTAACTGATTTAATCTTCTGTTTATTTGAAAAGATCATCAAAGATCTTTTCAAGTACATCATTGATAGTTTGACAAATATGATTGGTAAAATCATTGATGTTCCTCAATGTGTGGTCGAGAATTTCTTAGGTGATATGTTAGGTCAATTGTTCAATGTTCTTGACAACACTCTTGGCCCTATTCTTTCACAAATCAACAATGTACTGGGTGGTATCTTAGGAAGTGTGAGTTCAATTATTTCTCAAGCTTTAAAGTATGCCAATCTGTTCTTAAGTATTCTGGGTTGTGATGAATTAAAATGCCCAACTCCAACGAACTGGTCTGCAAGATATGGGCCTGCACAAGGAGATATTGATAATTTCAACAAGATCTTAGGAAATGCATCATTGAGTTCTCTTGTTTCACCAGGATTGCAAGAAGTAGATGATATGATTCCTTCAAACGCTGGTGCTGGAGTTCCAGATTGTAGTAGTAATGTATTCCGTTGTGGGCCTCCACTCGTTGATTTTGTTGGTGGTGGTGGAGAAAGTGCAACTGGTAGTGCAGTCATCAATGCAATCGGAAACATTATTGGTGTTGCAATTGATAACTCTGGATTTGGATTTACAGATCCTCCACTGATTACATTCTACGATAGATGTAAGAATGGATATGGTGGTGGTGGATATGCCATTATTGGCCCAGTTTCGCCCGTGACTGATGATACTGGAACTGTTGTAGAAGATGATGATGGAAATCCACTGTATGTTCCAGATCCAAATGGTACAGAAACTGGAATCGTAGATGTTGTGATCTTAGATCCTGGTGATAGTTACTTACCAAACACAACAGAAACATCAATCGATGAAAATGGAAATGAGATTGTTAAAGAAGTGATTCCCGATTCAAACACCAACAGTGACGGTGTAAATTCATACATCACGGAAATTGGTAATGTTGTTGTACAAGATACTGGATATGGTTACTCAGATGATACCACAATTTCGATTGTGGATGATACCAGTGGAGCTCAGATTGAAGTTATCGTGTCTGATGGATTTATTGTTGGTGCCAATGTATTGAATGGTGGATCAGGATTTACATCTCTTCCCGAGTTACAAATAAATAGTGACACTGGTGCTGGGGCGAGATTGTTGCCTGTTCTCAGATTTATTAAACTTGAGGAAGCTAAACAATTTGCTGCAACAACTCAAGATGCCATAGTCACAGTTATTGATTGTGTTCAGAGATGACAAAGAAGAATCCCGTTTACGATAAAACTCCACCACAGGATAAAAAACAATACACGAGAGAGACCACTGCTAGATATTCATTTCAGAGTGGTCAAGGAACAATTCACGGAAGAACTCTTTTTGAAGTCGTCACTCAAGAAGCTCAAGGATTCGGTTTTTATTCTGGAACTGGTCAAGGTGGTGTGAATAATGGGCCTGGCACTGGTCGTGCAGTTCTTGACACGCCAGGAATGTCTTATGAAGTTCTTGGTGCTGGTCTTAAAGCCAAAGGTAACGATAATACTGGTGTCAATCCTGCGAAGTATATTCTTTGCAAACACGGAGATATTATTCTGAATGCAGAAGATGGTGACATCATCTTAATGGGAAAGAATGTAAGAATTTTTGCTCAAGGTGGTGGTGATGATGGTGACTTTACTGTGAATGCAACCAAGGTTGTAAACGTTAAAGGAATGGATGTTCGACTCCAAGCAGAAAAGATTAGTCTCTCTGCAATGAATACGATGAATATTGTGTCGAAAGGTTTTATGGAAATGAACAGTGCATTTGTGAATGTCGCGGCTGCTGGAGATCTTGATTTGACTTCGATTGGTCAATTGATCAAGGGTCTGGGTATTAGCACAAAGTTAAGTATCGGTTAATATGGCAAACTCACCAAAATACGGTTTTGAACATAAGTTGGTTGTAGGAACAACAGATGTATCCTATCTTCCAACAGATGCAACTCCAAACGGAACTTCTGTTCTGAATGGCCCAGTTTTTATTGGTTTGCCTCTTTCTGCTCCAGTTGCCAAAGCGGTTTTAAATGTTGGCCCACCAGCCCCACAAACGATACCAGGAACAAAACCACCACTGGTCACTCCGATCAGTGTTTGGGTGGATGGTCAACATACTCACGTTGGTCTTAAAATTCATAAAGGTGTAAGAACTCAAGAAGGATTAAATGTTGTAAAGGGAGATAGAATTACCAAAGGTAATGTAATTACCAAAGGAAGACATTTGGTAAGTGATCTGGTTAAGTCTGAACAATTCATTGGTGGAAAATTCATTGGTCAGTTTCAAGGAACAATTAATGTTCAATCTTGGAAAGGATTTGACGTTAATCATCCAAACAAAGAAGGGCATCGACTGAGACACATTTGTTTAGAGGGCCCAGAAGCTGGTGTTTATATTCGTGGAAAAACAAAAGATTCAGTAATCAATCTACCAGAATATTGGGTGAATTTTATTGATCCAGAAAGTATCACAGTAACTCTTACTCAGATTGGTTCTTCTCAAGATTTGATTGTCGAAAGAATTGAAGAAGACAAAAGAGTTGTGATCAGATCTGGAAATGGATCTGATATTCATTGTTATTATGTCATTCACGCTTCACGAATCGATGGAGAGCCATTGATTATTGAATACGAGGGAGAAACTCCTGCTGATTATCCTGGATCATCAGATCAGTTCTCTATCGCTGGATGGGACTACAGTCGAGGATCTTGACAATTCATCAAAAATGTTGTACTATATAAAAATGCGCGGCTGTAGTTCAGTGGTAGAACGCTATCCTTCCAAGTTAGATGTCGCCCGTTCAAATCGGGTCAGCCGCTTATAAGAGGAATCATCGATGAGAGACGAAACTCAAAGGATTTTAGTCGAATACGAGAAAACAATTGACAAAAATCTGAATGTCATTGAACAGGGTAAGTTTCTTGTTGATGGTTTAGCAGGTGTCAGTGACACAAGTCGTGTTGGTATTACACAAGATGACTTGATTGCATTAGAACAACAAGGAACTCCTCTAGATCGTTCAATTCAAGATCGAATTAACGATTACAATCCAATGACAGTCAATGTAGACAGTCGTCTTGTTGCAATCGCAAGTTCAATCACCACAATCAAAACTGAAATTTATAACTTAATTGTTCAAGCCATTGGAGCTGGCCCTGGAACTGGATGTGGGCAATCCACTGGTATTTGTACAAACTACACTGGTGGTATTTCAACTTGTTTGGTTGGATATGGTCAATTAAAAAACGATCTATTCCAAGTTCGTGTACAAAATATGAGTAGTAGATCTTATGTAGATCTCGATCCCGCTTCGTATTCAACCTCTACATTATCCTCTTCGAATGTTGGTGTAGGATCTTTTAATATTGTAAGCAAAGATGGTGGAACTGCAATCGGATACACCGCGACTATTGTAAACACAGGTGGATGTTCGAGTTATTATACTCAAGTTACAAACAAGTATGCAGAGATCGATACTCTCAGATCTGAAGCGGATACACTGATTTCAACAATCAATGTTGCCAAAAGAGAACGGTCAAGTTTACAATACGAGAGATGGGCGATCTTCTATGGTAACGAACAAGCTGCACAAGAAAACACCAGACTCAGAACCACATCATCCAACATTCAATCATCCACACTTGAACCTTACGTATGAGACCTGAAACACGATATTCAATGGAAATGTTATTTGGTGCTAAGTGGAATATTCCAACTGCCGCTCGTAATTGTGGTCTGACCAATAAAGAGATGAAGATCACATTTAATGAATATTGTCGTTTACACCCACCTACATTTGTGGTAGAATCAAAAGATCAACTCAGTCTGTTTTGAGTTTTGATGCCCGTGTAGCCCAGCGGAAGAGGCAAACGACTTAAAATCGTTCCAGCGACAGTTCGAATCTGTCCACGGGTATGGGTCTAATCAACCCTAAATATCCAAAAGTAGGAAACATCCTATGAAGTACCGAATTGATGCCAGATATGTTTGGTATAATCAAGGAACTCAATTGGTTCTGATGTATTTTATAGAAG